GCATTTAAAACAGAGTTTAAAGCAGGTTTAAGTTTGATTAAACCTCAGTGGGAAATGTTGGCAATGCGTATTGCATCATCAACTGCGACTAATACTTATGGTTGGTTAGGTGCATTCCCGAAAATGCGTGAATGGGTGGGTGAGCGTCAAATCCAGAAGATGCAAGCTCAAGGGATGACCATTGAGAACAAATTATTTGAATCGACGGTTGGTATTAAACGCACTGAAATCGAAGATGACCAAGTGGGATTATTTACGCCAGTGGTACAACAAGCAGGACAAAGTGCGGCGGAGTTACCTGATGATTTGGTGTTTGGTTTGCTTAAAAAAGGTAAATCCACCCTTTGTTATGACGGGCAGAACTTTTTTGACACCGACCACCCTATTTATCCAAATGTGGACGGTACTGGCGATGCGAAACAGCAAAGCAATGTCACCACAGGCTCAGCATCAGGCAAACCTGCATTTTATATTTTAGATGATACCAATGCGATTAAGCCGTTGATTTGGCAAGAACGTACTAAACCTGAAATTGAAGCGAAGTTTGACCCATCTAAATCCGACAAAGTCTTTATGGAAGATGTGTATTTGTGGGGTGTACGCGCTCGTGGTAATGCGGGTTTTGGTTTCTGGCAACTGATTCACCGAGTGGAATCGTCTGACTTAACCTCTGAAGTAGTGATGGATGTGTTGGCGAAGATGCGTATGTTAAAAGGCGATGGCGACAAGCTCTTGAATATCCGACCAAGTGTGATCCTTGTTCCGCCATCACTTGAGTACAAAGCCCGTCAGCTGTTTGAAGCCGATGTGATTAACGGCACCAGCAACCCGTTAAAAGGCGTGTTAAAAGTGGCTGTGAGCGCTCAAATTGTTGAGTAGTTATTGTGGGGTGGGGAACTTCCCACCCTTTATAAATCTTAAATCTGAGGTAAATATGGCTAGAAAAGCACAATCAAAAAAAGAAAAACGAACCGCTAAGTTAGAAAAAGGTGGTGCAGATGAAACCAAAGATACAGTGGGGAACTCGTTACAGTCAGATTCTGCGGATTCAGCTAATGCAACAGATGAAAAAGTGGCAGATGCAAAAGCAGATGGTGCGGTAATTCAGCCGATTGCCTTTGAAATCACTCTAAAAGCGATTCACCCACAAGCAAGCTATGGGCGTTGCGGTTATCGCTTTACTAAAGAGAAAGCGGTCGAAATCCCATTTGATGCCTTAACGGGTGAGCAGATTATTGCACTTTCGCAAGATCCTTATCTTGAGCTTGTGCCGATTTGTGAGAAGTAGCGATGTATGCCGATATTAAAAGTGTGGTTTCTACGCTTGATGAGAAAACATCACTCTATGCCGATGTTGAAGATTTTGTTGTCCGTATTGGTGAACGGGAATCAATAGAGCTTACTGATCGTGATGGGCTTGGTGTTGTTGATGAAGCCTTGTTGGTTGTTGCTCTAAAGGACTCGTCTAGTCAAATTGACGGTTATTTAAGTGGGCGTTATCGCTTGCCATTGGCGACTGTACCACAAAACCTGACACGCATTTGCTGTGATTTGGCTCGTTATCATCTCACTAGTAAGTCGTCGGTGACAATGACTGAAGAAGTCGAAAATCGCTATAAGTTTTGCTTAAAAGAGCTTGAGAGCATCTCGAAAGGGATTGTCTCACTTGGGCTTGATGAATCCTCCGTTGAGGATATGGCAAATGGCGACAACAGCGTGCAGTTTTTTAATGGCGGTAACCGTATTTGGGGGCGTGACCAACGATGATTACCAAAATTGAGCAAGCATTGATTGAGCGGTTGCGACTTGGGCTTGGCAAGATGGTTTATTCGGTCGGGAGTTATTCTGGCGAAATTGACGATAGTCAGCTTGATGTACGCCGTTTGCCTGCTTGTTTGGTTTCTTACGCTGGCTCTGATTTTGATGCTCGTTCAGTCAATGCTAGGGGTAAGCGTTATCAAGCAACGGATACCTTTGTTGTGTTGGTAATGGCTCGCTCTATGCGTTCCGCCGTTGCGGGGCGTGTGGGTGGCGTTACACAGCAAGAAGTCGGTGTAAATCTGTTACTTAGTGCGGTGAAGTATTTGCTGATTAATCAAACTTTAGGGGGATTGGTGTCACCTATCCAACCTAAGCGAATCCGTACCATTTGGAATAATGCGGAAGTGAAAAAAGAGAAAATCTCTGCTTTTGCGATTGAGTTTGAAATGAGCTACACCGAAAACGGCTTTTTAGAGGATGGGCGATTCCCAGAGGGTGAGGCAAGTATTGAGGCACTATTTAAGCAGTATCAGGGCAAACTTGATAAGCCATACCAAGAGCTAAATGGGTTGCATAATCGTATTTTTGAGTCAAATAACAACGCCACTACCTCAGTGACGGTAGTGAGGGAGGAAAAAGATGAAAATTAAAGTAAAAGCAATTAATGGGGTACGAGTGCCATTTGAGAACCACCCCCATAGCTATATCGAACACGAGCCGGTGGAAGTTGATAACTCAATATACTATCAGCGTCGTATCGCTGATGGTGATTTAATCTTAGTCACTGGTGTAGATAAACCTAAAAAAGAGAGTAAATAGGAGGGGGGAATTATTATGGTTGATTTTGACAAAATCCCGAACAGTATTCGTAAACCAGGAGTATATACCGAATACAATAATAAAGACGCTGTGACCACCTTGCCTACGAATGAGCAAGAAGTGTTGATCGTTGCTCCGATGACGGCTCAAGCAACAGGAAATTATAGCTTGCCTGTCAAAGTGTTTAGTGATACCGATGCTGAACAGGCATTTGGGGCTGGCTCTGTAGCTCATTTAATGGTGCGTCAGGCTATTAAGAATAATTCACTGATTCGCTTAACGGTTATTGGATTAAAAGACCATTCTGCAGGTGTTGCTGCGACAGGGCGTGTGACTTTTACAGGGTCTGCAAGCATTGCTGGTGTGGTGCGTGTTGTTATCGGTGGGGAGGCTTATGAAATTGCGGTGGCAAAAAATGAAGCGAATACTGCCATTGTCACTCGTTTGGTGGCTGTGATTAATGCCTCTCGTTATAGTCAAGTTGTTGCAAGTGCAGAAAGTGATGGCGTATTGCTATTGACTACCAAATGTAAAGGTGAAATTGGCAACGAATTGATGTTATCGGCTAAACACACCGCTGGGACTTTAAGTCTTGCTGTCACTGCATTTGGTGGAGGTCAGCGTAATGCCCAGATTGCACCAGCGTTAGCAAGTGTTGCAGGCAAGCATTACAACGTGATTATTTCGCCATTTTCAGATGAAGAAAATGCAACGGCACTACGCCAGCATTTGGAATTGATGAGCGATCCGATTGAGGATAAAGCAGGAATTGGTGTAATGGGTTGGCGTGGTACTTTTGCGACAGGAACAACGTTATCTTCTCGTTTAAATTCTGAACGTATCTCTATTGCGTGGTACAAGGGTTGTACGGAAACAAATGCGATGATTGCAGCAGGTTATGGGGCTGTGATTGCAGGTGAGGAAGATCCTGCGAAGCCTCTTAATACGCTTGAGGTCAAGGGGTTAAGTTTGGTAGACGATTCGCAGAAGCCGTTATTTAGTGAGGTAAACCAAGCCTTATTTAATGGGCTAAGTCCGCTTGAAGTTGTGGTGAATCGTGTTCAGATTAGCCGTGCTATTACGACTTATACAAAATCAGTGACGAATACCGACGATCCAAGTTATTTGGATTTAACCACTATTCGTACTTTAGATTATGTGCGTAAGGCAATCCAAACTCGTCAGCGTTTACGTTTCCCACGAGCTAAAAATACACAGCGTGTTATTCGCAAAGTGCGGTCGGAAATCCTTGATGTGCTTTATCGTATGGAGCAACTCGAAATCATCGAAAACGTCGACGAATGGAAATCTCGCTTGGTGATTGAGCGTAATGCCCAAGACCCAACGTATTTGGACTTGGATATTCCTGCAGATGTTGTAAATGGCTTGCACGTTATCCGCAATAAAATCACATTGTTATTATAGGAGTAGATTATGGCTGAAGTCTTTGAAGGTTCTTGTGTCCTTGAAGTTGATGGGGTTGAAATTGATATTACGAAGTTAGATGTCAAAATTCAAACAGGGCGTAAGGTCGTTAAAACAATGAATAGCGCTGGGCGAGCTAAGGGGTATGCTCAAGGTATTGAAGAGATCACGTTATCTATTACTGCGGTAGAACCTAAAGATGGTACGGTGATTGATTGGAAAAATATCAAAGATGCCAAACTTACCAAATACCCGTTAAATAATGCGGAAAAACGGACATCTTATTTGGGGTGCTTTACCATTGAAGTGGGTGCTTCCTATACGGTAGACAATGAATCGCAAATTGATATTCAACTAGGTGCGTTGCGTGAGGTTGTTGAGTAATGAAAGTTGAGCTTTTAGGGTTTGAGTATCAAGGGAAGGTTTTTAAACAGGCAAATGTGCGTTTACTTACAATGGGTGGGCAATGCACTGCCCTTGAGATGATTGATGCAATGGGCATTGACGAAGAAAATGCCAGCCATAAAGAGGCAATCTTAGTGGATATGGCTTATCTTTCTCAGCAGGTCAGTTTTGACGGTATTCCTGCAGAAATCGTTGATGCACAATTTTTATTTGAGCATTTAGCTACGGATGATTATTGGCAACTGCTTGAGGCAACATTGATGCTTAAAAAAAAGCCTATCGGAAATGGGGCGAGCCTAGACAACCTAAGCAACCGTCAGGACGGTTTGGCGTAGCGGAAGCCTTTAAACAATATCGCCAAGCGGTGATTTTGTTTGCGAAATTTGCAATTCCTGCTGATAAGGTGTGGCAAATGTCGCTGATTGAGTTGTCGGCTTGGATTGAGAGTTATTTGGAGTTTGAAGGCATAAAACAGCCTAAGCAAGCGACAGATAGCCCTAGCAATAATGTTAAACACGAAAGTTTTGTGTTTACTCGACGTGGAAAAATTGGGGCGTAAAGCCCCTTTTTTATAGGTTTAAATCCAATTTAAAAAGAGTTTACCATGGCTAAAGATATGAAAGTGCAACTTGAGCTAAGTGCAAAAGATAATGCAAGCCAAGTAATTAGTAAGGTCGGAAAAGAAGCAGAAAAAGCCTTTAAGGATGCAGAGCAAGCAGCGGTTCGTAGCAGTCAGACTCAAGTGAATGCAACAGAGAAAGTCGCTACGGCAACGCAATCATCAAATAAACGTATTGAGCAGGCTTACCGAGAAGCAAGAAAAAGTGCTGCAGATCTTGCAAGAGCGAGAGAAACGTTAGGTATTCGTTCAGAAAATGCGATACAGCAGGAAATTAGGCAAACCCGTGCAGCTTATGAGCAGTTGAAGCGGTCGGGCGTGGCCTCTCAAAATGAGTTACGTCGTGCCTCTGAGCAAACGAAACAACGTATCAAAGAGTTAAATGCGGAGCTTGGTAAGTCTAGTTTTGGAGATAAGGCTGCAAATGTTGGGCGTGGTTTGATGAGCGTTGGGGCTGGTGTTGCAGCTGGGGCGATGGTTATGCGAGAGCCTGCTCGTAATCAAATGAATTTTGATAAACGATTAGCAATGGTAGCAAATACAGCATATTCAGATCGTGATGTTCAAGGAAGAATTGCAGGAAAAGAAGAGCTATTTAAGGCGGTAGAAAAAGCTGTCACCGTAGGCGGTGGAACAAAAGAAGATGCTCTTAATTCCTTAGATACATTGTTGGCATCAGGGGCGATGTCCGCAGATACGGCAATGAACTTATTACCGACTTTGCAAAAAGCCGCCGTTGCAACAGGAGCAACGCCTGACGATATTGCAAAGATTGCTATTTCATCTATGCAACAAATGGGAATTGGTGAGCAAGATATTGGCAAAGTTTTAGATATGGCAGTTGCAGCAGGGCAGGCAGGACAATTCGAGCTTGCTGATATGGCTGCGTGGTTGCCACAACAAATGGCTGCAGGTAAACAGGCTGGTTTAAATGGTTTAGAGGGGTTTAAGCGTTTGCTGATTGCTAACCAACAAGCACGAGTGACTGCAGGCTCTAGTGATGAGGCTGGCAATAATTTAGTCAATTTGTTGGGCAAAATTACCGCTAAGGAAACCAATGATCGCTTTAAAAATTTGAAATATAAAGATCCAAAAACAGGCAAGGAAAAAGGGATTAATTTTGCAAAATCAATGGAACATTACAAAGGCAAAGGGCAAGACTCTCTACAAGCCTTTATGTCTATTATGGACGATGTTGTGGGAGGTGATAAGCAATATCAAGAGTTGCAGAATAAACTCAAAACAGCTAAAGGTGCAGAGCAAGCTAAATTATTTAAGGAATTAACCGATCTTGTCGAGGGGACTGCCATTGGTGAAATTATCTCAGACCGTCAGGCGTTGATGGCACTACTTGGGATTAAGAATAATGTTCAGCTAGGTCAAAAGGTCGATACAGAAGTTGAGAATAGTCAAGATGCTATAGAAAAATCTCACGCTGTAGTAAGAGATACAAATGCTCACAAGGTGGAAGCCTTAAAAAACAGTAATGAATTTGCCGAAATGAAAAATTTTGAGCAGGTAAATAATGTTTTGGGAGCATTGAGTGAACAGCTGGCTAAATATGCGAATGAGTACCCTAATTTAACTCAGTTTTTAGTGGGGGCAAAAGATGCGGTTTTTGTCTTTGGTGCTGCGTTAGCTGCATCTAGCTTATTAAATATGTTAAAAGGCAACCCGAAAGGATTTGGCAATTTGGCTAAGGAGATTTTTAAAACATCGACTAAAACTGTAGCTACAACAGCTACTACAGGGGCTGTTACAACGGGAGCGACAACGGCAGGCAAAATGGCAACAAGGGCGTTAGGTTTTGGTTCTTTAACTGGCGTAGGACTGGGCTTATACGCTGCGTCAGAAGGTTATGTGCCTTATATGGCAAGGCAAGAAGCCGAGAAAGAAAAGCGAGCGGAAGCAGAGAAAAAATTTAGAGCGCAACATAGTAGTAAGCCGTCAGTATTTACTTATGGGAATGCTGCAATGGGAGGTGTTAAGCCACAGCATAATTATCACGGTGCTTATGTGGTTGCAGAGCGTTTAAATGATAACAAGATTGCTCAGGAAAGGGGAAGGCAAGGGACTTTGTCTGAAGCGGAGATGAAATCTCGTTTGGAACGCAATCAAGCTATCATTGACGGTGAAATTCGCCCAAGCGTCGAAGCAACTACAGGGGCTTTATCAAATTACCAAGCAGACTTTCAGGCTTTTGGGCGGTCTATTTCTATGGCAATTGAGGCTGGGCTTACATCGCAGTCGCATACCTTGGCGAATAATATCACCCTCGAAGTCGATGGGCGTGTGTTGGCTGAATATGTGTCTAATGAGCAATTTAATTTTAATAAACGGGTGGCGTAGATGAGTGGTTGGACAATGCCTGTTCAACAGGCAAGTTTTAAAGGGGTGCAATTTGATGTTATTGCGGTTGATGAAATTTTTGACAAAGCCATTGCAGAACACGCTTATCCCTTTGTGAATGGGGCAGATTTAGAAGATATGGGGCTTAATCCCCAAACAATTAAGTTGCAAGCGGTCTGTTTTGGTGAGGGCTATTACACCGATTATAAAAAATTACTTAATGTGGTTCAGCAACGTGGGGCAGATGTGTTGGTTCACCCTATTCGTGGGCGGATCCCGAATATGATTTTGGTATCAGCAAATTTACGTCACGATGCCGAAAATGTGAATTATGTGGCGTTAGATTTGACGTTTAGGGAAGCAACTCCATTAAAACCGATTTTTGTATTTGAGCATAGTTTATTGGCGAAGATAGATCGTTATCTTAATCTTGTAGATAAGTTTATCGGCGATATGTTGGCGTGGTGGGTGAAAGGAATGGAGGTTGTAGCGTTTGCCCACAATGCTAAAAGTCGATTATTGTCGCAATGGAGTGCGATTTTTGGTTGTTTTGAGCAACTCAATGCCTTATTTGAATTAAACCAAAATGTAAATACTTTACCTGTCGGGGTTAGTAAGTCAGATTTTCAAAAGCAGGGGGTGCAGGCATTGCAACTTTTTTATGATGTGATTTTAGCTCAATCGAAAACACATCAATTTAATACTACGCTAGGGGTAAAAGCGGAATTTAATGAGCTAATGCGTGATATTGATAAGGTGTTAAATATCCCGCGTCTGTTAGTTACAGGACAACATCAACGAATTACCTCTGCATCTCAGTTTTTTGCAATGCAAAAAAATGGTCGGTCAGCGATAAAATCTCGTTTATCGGTAGATGATGTGAAAAATCTAAACTGTGCATTGCATTTAATTAGTTGTAACGTTTTGGCTAAGACGACTGCTAATATTATTGAAACCTACGCCGAAAATTTAACACCAACCGAAATTGAGTATATCACTCAACAGACAAGACTTTTGATGTTGAAGACGCTTAATTTTGTGCGTGAATTACAACATCTTAAACGGACTGCAGAAAACGCTGCTGAACCTAATAATGGGCTTTATACCGCTTCTTATGTGTTGGCAGAAGGTTTACGAAATATGGCGAGTGAATTAATGCAGATAGCTGTCACGACGATTAATCAGAAACCGCCATTAATTGTGAAAGAAGTCGCTTTTAATGGGACTTTACAACAGGTTGCTCACGATTTTTATCGGGATTATCGTCGTAGTAGTGAGTTATTACGGCTTAATCCGCAAATCCGTCAGCCAAATTGGATCGAAGCAGGAACCCTATTAAATTGTTATTCGGAGTAAGACGATGATTGAAAATGAGGTTGTGGTTGAGATAGATGGCAAGCAACATAAAAACTGGAAAAGCTACAATATTGATAGTGATTTTTTAATTCCTGCGGATAGCTTTTCATTTGATTTAGGCAAATCCAGTGAAATGCAGGTATTGCCGAATTTTGCAGGTAAAACCGCCGTAGTCAAAATTAATGGTGAGACAGTTTTAACAGGTATTGTTGATAATACGCAACATCAGATCAGTAAGAGTGGGCGTTATTATGCCATTAATGGGCGAGATAGGGCTTCAATTTTATTGGATTGTTCTGCTCCTATTACGAATGTGAAAGGCTTAACAGTATTTGATGCGATTAAGAAAATTGTAGAGCCGTTGGGGATTAAACAGGTTGGGTTACGAGCAGAAAATAATCCTACTCTGGATAAAATTGATATTGATATTAGCGAAACAGCGTGGGAAGCAATTATGCGTTGTGCTAATTCTGCTGGGTTGCATTGTTGGTTTGAGTCTAATGGGACGTTAATTGTAGGTGGTGCAGATTATTCTACCCCACCAGTAGCAACCCTCTATGTTAGAGCCAATGATAGCAGTCGCAATAATTTTAATGAGGCAAGTTTGACCTTTGATGTGTCGCAAAGCTATTCGGAAGTGACGTTTTTAGGACAGAAGCACGGCCGTGATAGCGATAGTGCAAAACACGATTTTAAGTGGGTTTATAAAAATCCTGAGTTGCAGATTTATAAACCTAAAACAGTGGTGTTAAGTGATGTAGAAAATCTGGAAGCCCTTAAAAAACAAGCTAAAAAACAGATTAGTGATTGGCAGTTGGAAACCTTTGATTTAACTGTAACTGTCCCCGACCATAAAACTGCAAGCGGTCAGTTATGGCAAGCTGGGCAACGGGTTCACGTTATTTGTGAAGAGTATGAGATAGATGCGATTTTCTTTTTAATGGGACGGCGTTTTATGCTTTCTAGGGCAGGTGGCACGCAGACAGAGCTTCGATTTAAACAAGATGGCATTTGGACTCCTGATGCTTATAAGGCAAAAGCTGAACAAGCTCGTAAGCGTAAGGGGAGAAAAGGGAAAGGACGGAAAGCGGAAAAAGAGCTGGTCGGCTCGTGGGAGTTAGAAAAATGAGAAAATTAGCACAACAGGCAAGGCAACGTATTAACAATGCTCAAAATTCGGTACGTTCTGCTTTTAGGGGGGTGTTAAATTTAGTGAAAAGTACTCCGCAAATTCAACTTTCACAGGTGTCTGGCTTGGCAGATGAAACATTGCAAGATGTTGAGCTGATGCAACATTTTGGATTGACATCTGTTCCACCAGCAGGCACTCAAGCGGTTGTTATTCCGCTTGGGGGTAAAACCACACACGGCATTATTGTTGCGACTGAAAATGGCTCTTTTCGGGTAAAAGGCTTAAAAAATGGTGAAACGGCAATTTATGATGCCAGTGGCTCAACGATTATTTTAAAAAACGGCAGATTAATTGAAGTGGATTGTGATGTTTTTAAGGTTAAATGTAAAAGCTACGAGGTGGACGCAACAAGTGGGGCGAGTTTTAAAACACCTAAATTAGAAACAAATCAGGTCTTTACCGCTCAAGGACAAATTAATGGCAATGGTGGTATGACGGTGCAAGGCGGTAATGGAGCGAGCTTTAGCGGTGATGTTACGCAGACAGATGGTAGTTTTAGTACTGATGGTGATGTAACTGCAGGTAGCATATCCCTTAAAACCCACACTCATCAAAACGACGGCAGAGGGCAACCTGTGGCGTAATTCGTACAAGCGGTCTTATTTTGCAAAAAATGTACAAAAAACAGACCGCTTGTGTGGAAGTGCTTCCTCGTCATTTCTCTTCTCGCTCTCGGTATCCTATCAATATGGACAGAGAGATCAGCCCGCTTACTCGGGACTACACAAGTAAGAACATAAATACACTACAAAATGCGGTGTATATCAGATTAACCACTCCTTTAGGCTCGTGGTGGGCAGATGGGCGTGTAGGCTCTCTGCTCCATCTTATTAAACGTGAGAAAGATTTAAGTCGTGTTGGTTTGTTGGCTCAGCAGTACGCAGAAGAAGCAT